CCCCCTGGCCAAATTTTTTCTGGTTTTTCTATCTATCCCCTTCCCATCCAGTCAACCTAAAATACCCCACCCCACCCCTTCCGCATATGATAAGATTAGGTTGTTAGGTCATTTATTTATTTATTTATTTGCCATTCTACATTGTTTTGTTTAACGGAACGATCGAGGATTTGTTTTCCCCTTTCTATATCACCCGTTCGAGGATAAGGAAAGGAAAAGAAAAAAGGGATCACTCCGAAGAGCGTCCCTCTATCTTGAGGCTTTAGCCTTTGCGATTAGCTCGCTTAAATGGTATCTTTCCAGACTGAGGTATAAGCATGTGGAGTACCAATTTTTCTATTAAACACTCCATGAATCATTTCACCCTGATAAATTATAGTTATTGAACCTCCGCCTGTATCAGGTTCTCGTGTTGATAAATTGAGATTGCCTTTATAATCCTGAACCAATTTGATTATTTCTTCAATAAAATAATAACCATGTCTGGAGTAAAAAGACCTGCTTCCATTCATAGCATAAATTTCTACATTATCGCCGGTTTTAAATTTTGCCCAGATTGCTATCCAACCTTGTTCGGTCAAGGCTGCAATCATTAAACTACCTTTTTTGCTCAGTTTCCATTCATAAGAGTCAGTTTTATGTTTTGGAAAGAGTTCGTTTAACCGTTTGATAGGGACAATTACTTTTATATCTCGTTCTTTTAAACTTATTCTATATCCCATAAGATTAACCTCCCAGTATGGTGAAAGGCCTGGGTTTTACCCCAGACCTCCCGATTTTATTGATTAGTCATCCAATAGGCCTTGCTCCTTCAAGGCTTTCATTTTGGCGACCATTTCGTCCAGGGTCATATCCAACTCGGCTTCGGCCTTTTTGGCTTTCTGGGCCATGACCTTCTGACTTGCTCCACCAGTTGCCCTTTGCCCAACCTGATAAGTATCGGCCAAGGCTTGCATCAGACTATGACCTTCTGGCAAAAGATTTCCATCTTCATCAAACCCAACGTCCTTGTAATTGGGCCTGGTTGAAAATTGGCGAATACCGGCTTCGACCAAATCGGCCAGGGTGCAGTCATACCGGGTTTTCGCTTCCTCATCAGTTTTAGGAATCAACCATGCAATCTGATATTTCTCATCAGCTTTAGCTGTAAAACCAATGTTAGTGACCAAGTAATCTTTGTTGTTAAAATTTTCGATTACTGGTGCATGATATTCAATTTCTCTTTTTTCATCATTCTCACTCATTTTTTCATTCCTCTCTTTTAAATTGTTAAAATCAATTTTATTTCCGGCCTGTACCACTTTGTGTCACCTCCCTTCTTGATTTATTTTGTCCAAAATATACCCTGATTATTGCACAGATTATGCCAAATGTCAATAATTACAGTAAAAAAGTTGTAACTTATTGATTTTATTACATAAAAAGATTAAAATAAATTTAAGTACCACGTTGTGGTACAGCAAAATCCATACCGACTGTGTAAAGTTTTATCCTTTTTTAGGTAAAAAATTACATAAAATCGCATAACCTATTGTAATCATTACCTTTTCGGGTATGTAAATCTTTACATACAGCCTGGCCGTTGCATATTGTAACAGGGTGGATACGTTGAGTTGAAATGATTACAGTTGAAATGATTACAGTTGAAAGTACTTCAACCCATAACATTTCTGTTCAAACCATACCAACTGGGAAGGGTTCAGTTTAAACAATCACAGATGAAATGGTTTCAACTGAAACAATCACAACTGAAACAATGTTAACTCGGATAGTTTTAACTGGGGAAAACCGGCTGGGGGGATTGACTACCTCCACCCCCCTTCAAAACCCCCAAGATTACACGTATACTTTTTTCACTTTTCAAAACGAGGATGGTGAAGCCGTAACAAGTGGATAAACCCATCGAGAGGGGAAGATCTCCTACATTGTTTCGTTTAACAAAACGATCAAGAATTAAGGGATTGGAGACTGAGGGGGAAAAGAATACCTGGACTAAAAGAATAAATATTTATTGGTCGAAATTGGGGTGGTTGAGCTTGACTCTCTGAGGAGAATGTGATATGATTAGATCATCTGAACACATCTAATCAAAGAGGTTAAACCTCTCAACAGAGGGGGGAAAGAGGACTATGGGCTTTCAAGGAGCACCCGGAACAAGTAATAAAGAAATCAAAGCCTATCTCCACAAGAATGTAGGGGATTTTCGTCCTAATTGGGAGAGTCTTTACTTTGATCTCCTGGGCTTTGGTGAGATGGGAGGACTGATGGGGGCTATCTCTAAGAAGGCTGCTGTTAAAAGTTTGGCTAAAGGAGGAAAAAGCTGGCTTAAAACGGTGGAAGAAGAATTTCCTTTTGCTCTTGATTTGGCTAAAAAGACAATAGGAAAATTTATTCGTGGAACAAGAAGGCTTCCTCAAGAAATCCTTGATCCACTTGAAAAGGTTGAATTTAAATCTATGGGGACTGTTAAGGGACGGGTGAATATACCTAAGGCTACCTTACAACTTAATCCAACAACACTACCTAAAAAAGTTTACAATACTCTTGGACATGAAGTTGCTCATATAGATGATCTTAAAGCTTTGTTTAGGAAAGAATCAAAGACAATTAAAAGAGGTATTCTTGAAAGGAATCCTTCAATTTCCAGAACTAAAGACCAGGCTGAGGATTTAGCCTATGGGATAATGGAAGAGGTTGGGAGTCTTATCTCTAAGAATAAACTTGATTACAGCTCCCTCAAAAGGATTATTGGTGAATATACAGCCTCAAAGAACCCACAAGAATTAGGTAGTCTTGTTAAAGAATTGGGAGGAGAAATCTTTAAATCAGCGGGTGCTTTTGAGATGAGAGGAGGTAGGGATATTCTGGCTGAGGCTATGAATCCTGGAGTTAAGAATTTTTCGAAAAAAGCCTTTCAACTGGGGAGGGAGATCAATCGAGGGGATGTGAGTAGAGAGGTTGTTGAAGGGGCCTTTAAGACCTTGAAGGAAAAGATGGTTAAGATGCCCAGAGGAACTCTTGAAGAGATCTCCAAATTCGGGGAGTTGGCCTCTGGTCCACATCAATATCTTAATGAAGCCTTGGAATTTGCAGATACCCTTTCGGGTAAGTCTACTCATAAGATAGGTATCTATAAACAACTTGGTGAGTTGCCTAAAGACTTTTAAGGAAGGAGGTCTATCTCATGCCTGCAGTACTGGAAAGATGTGTAAAGGGTCTAAAAGCCGAGGGCTATCCCTCTTCTCGTGCCTGGGCAATCTGTTCGAAGAAAACTGGTTGGAAGAAAGCTAAGGGAGGAGGATGGGTGAAGAGGAAGGGTGGGAAGACGATTAAGCATAAAGGAGGAAAGGATTAATGGGAAGACCAGCTATGGGGCTTAGTCCTAAGATTAAACAACTTAAGAATCATCATCGCTCTATGGCAAGGGATATAATTGCTATGGGAGAGATTAGAAATGTAGATCTGGCTCGGATATATAATATGAAAGAGGCACAAATTTCTATTATTATAAATTCTCCCTGTTTTATTGCTTATCTGGCCGAATTGGAAACTCAGGTTGAAGATAATATCACAGAGTTAAGAGAGGATATCCGGCTCTTGGTTCCAAGGGCTTCTATGATTATTAAGGAGGAACTCTTTAAAGAAGATGACCAACCTGATGCTCCAATGACTCTTTCAGAGAGAAAGATGAGACTCTCTACTGCTTTTGATATTTGGGATAGGGATTCAGGTAGAAAGAAGCATGGAGAGAGTGGAGCAAAAAATGTCCATTTTCATCAGCACAATGAGCTCCATGTTACCAAAAATATGAGTACAGAAGATCTACAAAAGGATATATTTGATTTGATTGCTGAGGAAGAGGATTAAGGATTTGTTTAAAGACTTTCCAAAGGGTTATAGAGAAAATCTTAATTGGAGGAGGAAAATTCTTCTCCGATCTAAGCTCGATCCTATTTATCAAGCCAAGGTTAAAGAGCTCTTTCATAGGGATATTCTCTTTGCCTTTAATGCTTTCTTTTATACCCTCGATGTAAGGCGAAGGCCTTTCCATCATCAACCCTTTTGCACCTATCCCTATCAGGATAAAGTCTTATTAAAACTTGTAGCTCATATTAATAAGGGAGAAGATTGCCCTATCGAAAAGAGTAGAGATATGGGAGCCTCCTGGATGATTATTATGGTCTTTGTGTGGTTTTGGCTTAAGCCTGAAGGAGGAACAGATTTTCTCCTTGGGTCTCGTATTGAAGACTATGTGGATAAAAAAGGTGATATGAGAACCTTGATGGAAAAGGCAAGATATGCCCTTCGTAAACTTCCAAAATTTCTTCGTCCTAAAGGATTTAACTTTAAAAAGCATGACAATTTTATGAGACTTCAAAATCCAGAGACAGGGAGTTCGATTACAGGGGAGAGTAATAATGCGAACTTCTCAACTGGTGGAAGATATGCTGCAGTTCTGTTTGATGAGTTTGCTAAATGGGAAGGTACGGATAAAGCTGCGTGGACATCTGCAGGTGATGCTACACCTTGTCGGATACCAAACTCAACTCCTTTCGGGGCTGCAGGACAGCACTATGATTTAGTAACCGATCCCTCTAAGGATAAAATTCGTCTCCACTGGTCACTTCATCCGCTTAAGGCTGAAGGAGGTTATTGTAATTGGCCGAGGAAGAAGGACGATGAAGGATTTGTTGAGGAGGATCTGGAACGTCTTGTTCGGTCTCCTTGGTATGATAAAGAATGTCAAAGAAGGTCTGCTTTAGAAGTTGCCCAAGAGTTAGATATAGATTATATTGGCGCAGGAAATCCGGTCTTTGATGGTAAGGCTGGTAAACGAGTTGGAACCCTCCTCAGAATTATACGTAAACCTCAGAGTTTTAAGGACTTTAACTTGGGGGAGTTAGTTCTTGAAGACGTTCCAGAGGTAAGAGACTCTGGAGGGTACCTAATCAACTTTAGAGAGCCAGATCACAAAACGCTCTATGCCTTGGGAGTAGATGTGGTCGAGGGGGTAGAAGGTGGTGATTACTGTGTAATAAAAGTCCTCAACAGGACGACTAAAGACTGTGATGCTACCTACTATTCCCAACTCTCTGAGGTTGAATTAGCAAGGGTGATTAAAATTATTGCTGATTATTATAGTACCTTCGACACCCCTTGGGTAGGAATTGAGACTAATGGACCAGGATTGGCAACCTTTGATCTCTGTGTAGAGATGCTTGATGTAGATAATCTTTTTATGATGCCCAGTTATGATTCGGCTAAGGCCTCGGTCTCCTTTAAGAAGGGTTGGAGAACGACGACGGCAAGCCGTAATACCCTTATAAGTGGGATTAAAGATTGGCTCTTAGAAAAACGGGGCTGGGGAGATCCGAGGCTCTGTCGAGAATTTACCACCTTTGTTAGGAATAAACATGGAAAGGCTGAGGCTAAAGCAGGAACTAATGATGATGAAGTTATTGCTTGGGGAATAGCAATTCAGGTAGATGTTTTGGCCCCGAGTTATGAATATGAAGAAGATGTAGAGAAAAGGGAGGATGGCTTGCCGGTTTCGGTTTTCGACCCTAAGTCGGTTCCTATTTCTGATGAGCCGAAAACGATTGAGGAAAGATGTTTTGCTACAGCTCAAAGGTTGATTGAAGAAAGGAATAACTTAAATAATTTTGGACACTCGATGGATTCGTTAAACGAAATGATGTAGAATTAAAGAGGCTGTGCCTCAAGGGGGGATTATGGGAGCAAAGATTAAAATAAGAGAACTTTTTAGAGGTACTTTTGGAGCAATCGCCCAGAATGGAAATATAATCTCGGAAAGTGTTGATCTAAGAGATCTGTATACCGATGGAAATTTTTCACTGCATATGATAAATACTGGAGGTACAGTTACAGTTACGCTTTTGGTTTGTTCAACAGTAAATGGAACTTTTATTGAGCCGAGTACTCCGGTGGTTATTCTTAATGCTAAAGCTGCAGGATCTCATTTTGAAGCTTTTACTGCTCCAACAGCAGGATTTGTAAAATTCAAGTTTACAGAAACTAATGTAGCTCCGGTTACAGCTATGGATGCCTGGTTGAATTATCAATAAAGAGGTAGAGTCTCGGAAAAGGGGAAAAGCTATGGGTTTTGCAAGGGGAGGAAAGGAAGAGAGAAAAGAAGTTAAAGTAAAAAGAATTGTTGAAATTCCTATTTATAAAAAGGTTATAGTGGAAAAACCAGTTTATAAGGAAAGAGTTGTTGAAGTGGTTAAGATTAAGTTTAAAGAAGTTGTAGTAGAAAGACCTGTTTACAAAGAGGTAGAAATTGAAGTTCCGGTCTTTAAAGATAAAATAATAAAAGTAGACAAGGTTGTTGTGGTAACTAAGAAGAAGGAAGTTGAAGTACCAAGGTTTGTTGAGGTAGAAATTTATAGACCGGTCTTTAAAGATAAAGTAGTAACGGTTGAAGAGGTTAAGGTGATTCCAGTAGAAAGGGAAGTTGTGGTGGAGAAACTGGTTGAAAAGGTTAAGGTTGTGGAGAAAGAGGTTGTGGTGGACAAGCCGAGGTTTAGGGAAAGGGTAGTGGATGTGATTAAACCTAAGTATGTCTGTCAAAACTGTGGGAAGGAGGTTTAGCGGTGGCTTTTGAAGAAGGGGCTAAAGCAGTAAGGGTTGTGGGGAGAAAGGTTAATTTTTACGAAGATTATCTGGCTACCAATCTTTATGTGGAACGGGTTTTGGGAGGAATGATGAACTCACTTACCGTGAGTAATGATTCGGAGACTGATGAGATTTCGATTTCTTTTGATGGGGCTACGTTGGAGGCGGAATTAAGGCCGGAAGAAAGTTTGACTATTAATATAGCAGGAATTGTAGGAGTCTATGTGAAGGGTGATGTAGGAGGGGGGAATGTGAGGCTTTGGGGATGGTAAGGAATAGGGGAGGAGGTTTACCTCGTGATTAATAAATCTATACTGAGTAAGCCGATAAATATAGGAGTAGGCGATCTACCAAGCGAAGTGTTATTAAGGACTGAGTTCAATGCTACGACTTTTCTATATGCTACTCTTGATGATACACCAGAACCGAAGACTATTGCAGAGGTATTGGCCCTGTTAGGACTTGCTTCCTATGAAATGGATACTGTGGAAAAGGATATTGATTTTGTAGCGAGTGATGAAGAAGATATAACTGTTGATTTAGGGATGGAATTTCGGGAGCTGATAAGGGGGAGGGTTTGGATTGATGTTGATCCAGGAGTTGCGTTTTCGGCTTGGTTAACTTTGACCTTTTATAATAAGGCAGCTATGAGAGGAGAAGATGCCTTTTATAGAACTGCTGCAAAATTGGTTTATACGGAATTAGAGGTAGCCACCTCTGTTGGTTCACCTAATGTTACCCCTGATGATCAGACAGACTTTAGTCCTAATGATTTGGCTTTGATCTTAGATACCTCTGATGAATTAGTAAGGTTTAAGACTATTGCAGATACAATGGTGGCGGAGGATAATCTGCTGGCTGTTCATGCGATTGGGCAGGGATTAGTAAGAGTTGTTGAATTTTCGGGGTTTAGTCTGGTTAACCTTGAGTTGGGGAATGATGTCTATGTGAGGCTAAGCTTTGCAGCAAATCAAACGGTTAGTCTGAAAATGGAACTGGTAATGGGAAAGTAGGATGGCGAATAGATACTGGGTCGGCGCAGATCAAAATTGGCACTTAGCATCGAACTGGTCGCTTGTAAGTGGCGGAGCTGGCGGGGCGGGGGTTCCAACATCAGCGGATGATGTCTTCTTTGATGGGAATGGAAACGTCTTGTGTTGGCCTGTTGCAGATATTGTTTGTAAGGATATGTCGTTATTGGTAGCAATGACAGAGATGCTTCTACTTGATGCAAGTGCAATTATTAATGGAGACTTTTTGATTGAGGGAGGATACTTTGGACCAACTGGAGGGCCAGATCATACGATAGAGTTTAAAGGAAATTGGCTGAATACAGGGGGGACTTTTGCAGTTGGAACTGGGACAGGGAAAGATCCTGAGTGTATTTTCTCAGGGATTGGAAAGACCTATAATCTCAATCAGGTTGGGGCGGCATCATTTCAAAATGTTTTGGTTTCAGGGGAATTAACTTTAACGGGAAGCAGGTTGTCGGTGATGGAGATCAGCCAGAAATTAAGCATAACCGGAATAATGACAATAAATAGATATAATTCTTTGACAACCAGCAGGGTAACATTAAATGGGCCTAATGCCGGGTTTGATGTTTTTACAGGTGAGTTGAAAGGATCGGGGAGATTCGTATTCAGATTCAGGTCAACTTTTGTCATGGTTGATACTGGCACGATTTCGATCAAATATTTCAGATATATTTTATATACAGCAAGTGCGGTTCATAATCTTTTACCAAGGCAATATGAGTCAAGTTGTACTGTTGAAGTTGAATATACGCAGGATGCGCAAGTTTTCAGATTAGAGGCAGGCAGACATTATTTTCTAGGACCTTTGACCATTCATTGTGATGTAGCACCTCCAAGCCAAGAAACAGCAGAGTTTGATTGTGATACATATACGGCTGAAATGTGGATCGGTGGTAAGTTTGATATTTATAAAAACGCATTTCCTGCTCATATATTTACGTTGAAATTAGGGGATGGAATTCATGTTTTTAGAAATACAGTTGATTTTTACTTTTCCTATGCCTCGGGGGTATCAACCGTTCTTGATGTTCAGGCAGGCGATGGAACGATTATTTTGTGGCCTTCAGGATCAAGAAAAGTAATTACTAGTCCATAAGGGAGAAATGTGTCGAACGGTTTTTCAATAATTGCTTTTAATGTTCAATATAGATTAAGTAGGCCACATTCTAGTGGTGTTCAGGTTCAGAGATATAACAGGATTATTTTGTTTAATGAAAACTATGTTTCAATCAATACAAGATTTGTTGAGGGGTTTGATGCTTTTGAATTTATAGTTGAACAATACAGGTCTGTTTCGAGTTTTCGGAAAGGGAATCTTGGGGTTTCGATGGATTATGATATTGATAGGTTCAAAGTGATTGGAAGTGAAATATACAATCCAACCATTAGAAGTCAGTTGAGCATCACACCGGGCAATATGTATTTAAAAGTGAATGATGAACAGGATGTTTTCGGTTCGATATTCAGGGATGTTGATGCTTCGAGTGGACTTGAAATTGACAGTTATAATTCCTCATTCTTAGGAACAACGATTAATATCAATCAGCATGATAGAGATGTTAGAAGTATTGGAAGGCAAAGGAATATCTTAGGAGCGAGACAGATTATCAATTCGACTCCTGCACCAGAACCAATGACTGAACAGATTAAGGAAACATTTTGAGATACGGATTAGAGATTACTGATGGGGTTGATCTAATGACAGGGAGTTCTCCGTTGCCAGAAGGAGCGATTGTTCCAGTTTCTAATTGGGATGAGATGATAGTTCTGCCTTGGTATTTTAGGAAGGTTGTTGCTGGAGAGGTTAGAGAGAAAACAGAGGAAGAGAAAGAGGCCTATCTTGAAGCTAATCCTCCGACTATGGAAGAGTTGCAAGAAGAGGCTCAACAGTATTTAAACGATACTGATTGGTATATTATTAGAGCTAATGATCCCTCAAGTGGAGTAGCAGTACCTCAAGACATTATTGACTCAAGAGCTGATGCAAGGGAGATCTTATAATGGTTAAAGGGATAGAAAAGAAAGAGTTGGAAGCGAAAAAGGCTGAGCTTGCTGCGGAAATTGATAGTTTGGAGATCGAAGAAAAGACTCAAAGTACTCTTGTTCATGGAGCTACAGCTGAAAAGTCAAGACTTAAAGCAGAGATTATCTATAAGAAAAGTCAATTAAAGGAGTATGATAAGTTAATTAATGCTTCTCATGAAATAGGAGGTTCATCTCATGGCAGTAACATTAACAGTAAGTAATCATGCTAAGTATCAAATAGGGAAGAAGGAGATAGATCTATCTGCTGATACACTGAAGATTATTCTGATGAACACTACCTTTGCCTTTGATGAGGATGCTCATGCGACTCTGGCAGATTTAACGGCTGACCAGCTGGCGACTGGGAATGGGTATACTCAGGATGATAAGGCTTTGACAACGCTTAGTTGGACTGAAGATGATACTAATAATCAAGGACTTATGACCTGTGATGATGTGTCCTGGTTGGCAGCAGGAGGTTCTATCGGGCCTACGGGGGCGGCAGTAATCTATGATGATAGTACAGGAGATGATACAGTAATTGGTTGTATCGACTTTGGTACTGATTATACCATTACTGATGGAAATACCTTTGAGATTAGAGACCTTGAGATTAAAATAGGATAAGAGAGGGAAAGTGGCTTGGTTAGGAACTTGGGCGAAAAGGATTGAGGTTACTATTAGTAATTCTAATGTTGACTCTGATCTTACTGATTTCCCAGTACTGCTTTACCTCTCGGCGTCGAGCGGCTCTGGAGGTGATGATGTTTCTGCGATCTTTGATGAGCTTACTTCTGATGCTAATAGGAAGAAGATAGCGGTTACAAGTTCAGATGGAACTACTGAACTTTATGTAGAGATTGAGCGGTGGGATGATGCTTCGGAAAAGGCTTGGCTCTGGGTTAAGGTGCCAAGTGTAGCTGCAGCAAGTGTAACTACTCTTTATATTTACTATGATTCAGCCCAAAGTGATAACACTGCTTATGTAGGAGATACAGAATCAACTCCAGCTGAAAATGTGTGGGATTCTGATTTTGTTTTAGTTTGGCATATGGCTGAGGATCCTTCAGGAGGAACTGGATGTATTAAGGATTCAACTTCTAATAATAAAGATGGAACTCCAGCTGGAACTATGACCAGTGGAGACCTTGTAGATGGACAAATCGGAAAAGGAATCGAGTTTGATGGGCTCGATGATAATATAGCAGTTAGTATAACGAGATTAACGTCTGAAGGAACTATAGAGATAATTTGTAAAGAAACAGGAACAGTTGCTAATTATGATTGTCCTATTGGATGTTCTTCTTCTGGACAAACAGGAGATATTTGTATTGAAGCTAGTAGTAATACAACTATAAGAATGTGGATCTATGATATAGGTGGGGTGACTGATATAAATGTAGATTTTTCCGATTGGTGTCATCTTGCTTGGACTCTTACAGGAGGTAATGCTGCTAAGTTATGGGAATTTGTTAGTGGAAATTCTACTACATATAGTAATGCAAGTAATGCTATTGGAGCTTCTCTTGAGATTGGAGATGCTGATGTTTTTAATAGTAACTGGCCAGGTATTATAGATGAAGTAAGAATTTCTCAGATTAAAAGATCTGATGCTTGGTTAAAAGCTTCTTATCATTCAAATATAGATGATTTAATCTCTGCTTTTGGTACTGAAGAGGCAAATTCAACGGTAGTAACTCTTACTGAAGCCTTGGTAATGACTTTAGGGCTAAGTGGAGAGGTTGGATTTACAGTAAGCCTTACAAATCCGTTAGAAATAACTCTTGGTTTTGGTATTCCTATGGTGAGATATGTAGGTAGGGATATGATCTCACTAAGAAGTTTCATAACCAAGGATTATTTGAAAGATTCACCTGTTGAAAAGGTAATGGAGAAACAGAGTAGATTAACCAAATTCTATGAACATATAAGCTCGCTACGATAGGGAGAGAGGCTATGCCTCAGGAGGTTTACCTCTATGGGAAAGATTTATAAAGGACAAGATGCTTTAACGATAAGATTAACGGTAGGACAAGATATTACATCTGCCAATCCTGTTCTGATTAAATATAAAAAACCAAGTGGAGAAACTGGATCTTGGATGGCTACGATTGTTACAGCCTCTACTGGGGTTATAGGTTATACTATGGCTGACACTGATCAACTTGATGAGGTTGGGAAGTGGGTATTCTGGGCACATATAACCTTTTCTGATGGTAAAGTTGCTGCAGGAGAACCTGTTGAAAAGTGGGTTTATGACGAAGGAGAGTAAAATGACGCAGGGACAGAAATGCTTAGCTGATTGTAAGGATATGAATGGGATTAAGAAGACTCTTTATGGTTCAGACGGAGCAGGAGGAGTTGTAGCTTGCTCAAAGAAATTGGACAGGAATAAAGTTGGTTGGAAAGCTTTAGCTATAATTGTTGGAATATTCTTTCCTATTATCACAGTAGTCTACTGGAATGTAAGAGCCATTGATGCGGAAGAGGTTAAAACCTTCAAGATTAGACATGAATCGGAAATGAGCGAGGTTAAAGCAATAGCTGCTGACCAAGCTCTTGAAGTTAATAAGATTAAAATTTTACAACAAGTAATTATTAAAAATCAAGATGATTTTAAAAAACAGTTTGAAAATCAACAAACGCAAAGAGAAAAGGATCATCGAACAGTAATGAAACAGCAAGAAGTTATGAAACAGGATATTCTCAAAGCAATAAGGAGGAGTAAGTGATGGATTTTATCTTTGGGGAAAAATCACAGAAGAAGTTACACCTTCTTTCTTATAAATTACAACAGGTTTTAAGAGAGGTTTTATCTTTGGGGATTATGGATTTCTCTATTATCGAAACTTTTAGGGATGAAGAGACTCAAAATAAAGCTTTTGAAGAAGGAAAGTCTAAGGTTAATTGGCCAAATTCTAAACATAATCTCCATCCAGCCGAGGCTGCTGATTGTGTACCCTATATAAATGGGGAGATAAGTTGGAATCAATTCCACTGTTGTGTTTTAGCAGGAATAATTCTGGCTATAGCAGAAAAATTAGGGGTAGAGATAAGATGGGGAGGTAATTGGGATAGAGATGAGGAGCCGATAACTGATCAAGATTTTCAAGATCTGGTCCATTTTGAAGAGGTTTAATCCTAAATCTCCAGATGCTTTTATCTTTTTTAATTGGCCTATTACAAGTAAGGTTGATTATAAGAAAAGACAATTTTATTTAGAGAGGATAAAAATCCTTAAACACGAAAAATATTTTAAGAATTTAACAGCAAAACAAAGAGCTAAACGATACGGTTGTTCAGAAGGCCATTATAACTACTTGTTACGAAAACACGAATTAAGGAGAAATGAAAAATGAGAGTTAAAAAGAAAAGACTTACTTGGACAGCGGCACCTGATTCAGATATTGTGTCTCATAGGGTGTTTGTAGGGAATGAAGGAGAGACAATTGATCCTAAAACCTCTCCCTATGTTGAGGTTGTAATGCCGAAAACATCTATCCTTCTCCCTGACGATTTTCCTTCGGAAACTTTTGAAGGGGAAGGGAATTACATTTTAGGAGTCTGTGCTGTTGATGATGTAGGGAACGAAGGAGATTTGGCTTTAGTAGCCTCCCCTTTCGATTTTATTGCTCCAGGTGTCCCGACAAATCTGGTAGTGGAAAATATTTAGGAAAGAGGTTTACCTCTTTGAGGAGGTTCCTTTGTTGGCTTTTCAGAAAACTAAGATTCTGCTCTTTGTCCTATTAGTCTTAGTAGTTGTAGGAATTAATAAAGAGACGGTTAGGGTTGAATGGACTGCAGGTGATGATCTCGCTCAGTGGTATGAGGTGCGGACTCGGTGGAGGGACAAGAGTGAGGCTATTTACTTTTCCTCCTTTCGGGTAAATGAGCCTATCCACAACACTATTGTTCCTCGGCCGAGATCTGGTAACTTTGCTGTAGAGGTTAGAGCTTGTAGAGAATGGGAAGGGAAGGATCAATGCTCACTCTGGCTTAAAAGTGATGTTGAAGGAGCCCCTGAACCTTGGATAATTTTTTGGAAACCTCAAGGACCAGATGGGTTTTTCATCATTGAAGAGGAGGAAATAAACTAATGGGATTAGGAAGCTTTTTAGGAAAGATGGTGGGAAGTGGGGTTGGATCTCTGGCCAAAGATGTAGCTGATGTGGTTGATAAGTTTGTAGAAACCGACGAGGAGAAGAAGGCCGCCGAGATCCTTTTAATGAAGGTTCAACAAGAACCAGATAAATGGCAGGCTCAGATTAATATGATCGAAGCTTCTCATCGAACTATCTTTGTTGCGGGTTGGAGGCCTTTTATTGGTTGGGTTTGTGGGGTAAGTCTGGCGATGAATTTTGTAGTCTTTCCTCTCTTAGAGTGGGGGAGTAAGCTTCTTGACAAACAGATCCTACGCCCTGAAATGGATACGGGAGCCTTAATGACCCTGGTCATTTCCCTCTTAGGTCTTGGAGCATCAAGGACATATGAGAAGATGAAAGGGGTTTCAGGCTGAGGAATTTCTGGATCATTTCGTTTAACGAAACAATCGAGAGGAGAATAAAGGTGAGCTTTAGAAAAGATGTAGGGAAAAGATTAGATAAGTTGGAGATAACTTTGGAGATGGTGCAAAGAATCTTCATTCAGAAAGATGCAGAGATCCAAAGATTAGCGAAACAGAATTTGGATCTTATGAACAGATTTATGGCTACTAAATGGGATCAATATGCTACTATGAATCCCGAACACTGGAAAGATACTTCGGTAGCTGTAGAGGTAAATGGTTCCCCCTTAACCGATATATCCAATGCTGGGGAGGTTATGAGCGATGAAGATATTGGAAAGCAAAGCAGCTGATTATTTAAAAGGAATCAAACATCCTCAAAATAAAGAGAAAAGAGGATTATGGGCTCATATAGATGAGAGGAAAGAAATGGGGATGGAGGCGAGGAGGCCTTTCGAGCAAAAATGGCTTTTGAATATGGCATTTTTAGCAGGAAGGCAGTATGTTTTCTTTAATTCTACAGCTCATATCATACAGAATCTAACTCCAGTTAGGGGTAGGATTAGTATGATGGATAATCAGTTGATGCCAAGGGTGAGGAGGCAGATTGCTGATTTTATTAAGAATAATCCCATTATGTCTGTGGTGCCGAGTACTACTGAAGATGAAGATATTCAGGCTGCAAAGGCTGGGGATAAGTTTTTGAAGTCTTTTTGGCAAAGTAATCGTATGAAGAAAAAAGTACGATTAGGAGCTGGATGGATATACTCTACCGGCAATGTTTTCATGGATCATAGATGGAATAGAAAACTTGGTCCGATTGGGATTGATGAGGAAAGTGGGAAAGCGGTTTACCTTGGGGATGTTGATATAGGAATATGGTCTCCTTTTGAGATTATAGTCCCTGCTATTGTTATGGGAGATGTAGATATTCATTCTATGCCTTGGATGATTAAGAGTAAATGGAAAAGCTTAGAATATATTCGAGAAAACTATCCCGAGGAAGGGAAAAATGTTAAAGAAGAGTCTGCAGCCTTAAATATGGTGAGTACGTCTTTTCTCCTTGGGGGGAGTCAGGGGACGCAAACAAGGAAGTTTCCAGGGGCCTTGCTCTTAGAATACTACCACAAGCCTGACTTTTTATTCCCAAGAGGAAAGTTTATTACAGCTGCGAATGGAATTATTCTTCAGGAATCTGATTATCCTTTTACTAAGTATAATATTGAACAGTTTAAGGATATAGATATTCCTGGACAGTTTTGGGGTAAAGCTACAGCTGAAGATGGGATACCCTTGCAGAAGACTTGGAATCAGACGTTAAGTGATATTATGGAGTTTAATCGGACTATGGGTAGAGGGAAGTATTTAATTCCTGATAAATCTAATATGAGGATTGAATTTGATAATGTCACTGGACAGCATATCTATTATAAGCCGGTTATGGGGCATAAGCCAGAACTATTGACCTTAAAGAATATGCCAGGAAGTTTTATTCAGACCTTAGAGATTACGGCTCAAAGTCTTAATAATCTTTTCTCTCAGCATGAAGTAACTCAAGGGACTAATAAGAGTGATATAAGAAGCGGAGAAATGGTAGCTATTCTGTTGGAACAAGATGCTCATGGGATGATCCCTGCTCATGCAGTGTTTGAAGAATCTATGGAAGGGTTGATGGAAGGGGTGTTGAAAAGGGTTCAAAAGGGTTATACTAAAGAGAGAATGATTCAGGTTACTGGAAGAGATAAAGAAGTTTCGGTAATGGCCTTTTCAGCTTCGATTTTGAGAGGGAATACAGATGTCACTGTTAAGAAACAATCAAGTCTACCTGATTCAAGATTAGCTCGAGAGAACAAGATTATGGGCAGGTTTCAAAATGGGCTTTATGGGAATCCCGAGGATCCGGAGGTTAGGCGTCATGTGATGACTATGCTCGAGGATGCTATCGTTGAGGATCTTTATTCAGGGGAGAAGAGAGACGAAGCAGTGGCAAGATGGGAAAATCAAATGATTCAGATAGGAGTTGATCTTCCCATTAATAACTATGATAATCATGCTATTCATATGGTTGAACACTCATCTTTTCAAAAAGGTTTAGATTATCAGAAGATGAAATTACAAGATTCTAAAGCTTTTGTGGAGATGGATACTAAATTTTTAGCTCATCAAATGGCTCATCAAGAGTTTCTTGCGGAACAAAGAGAGGCTATGTTGGCTGAGGAGCAAGTTATGAAAGGAGGTGGGTAGATGGAGAAAGAAGAAGGGAGGAAAGAGCGGGATAAAATTCTTAGAGAAATTGTTAAACAGTGGAATACTGTTGTACTTTCTATTCTTAAAGCAGCTAAAGCTTGGAAAGTTTACTGTAAAATAAGATTAGAAAACAATGTTAATCTCGAAGAGTTTCCAGAAGAGTGTCAGAAGACTCTTATGCTTGCAAATCCTAAAGGAGATCTTGATTTCATCCTTGAGGATATGATAATAAGAGGAAGACACTTTGAAGAATATCTTAAAACACAGATAATTAATATTAAGTAAAAGAGGAGGCAAAGCCTCTCTCGGAAGGATAAATTATGCCAGATAAAGGTGGAACTGGGGGTCAGTCGAAAGGAGGCGATGCCTCTGGAGGGACTGGTGACTCCATCCAAATTAAAGTAGGGGAGGAAATGGTTACTCTAACCCCTGAGCAAGTAGCTCAAACAATGGAAAAGGTAGGAAACCTTGAAAAGACAGTTGAAAGTTTATCTGGTTTCCAAAAAGTTTTAACTCAATATGGTATTGGTCCTGAAGAGTATGTGAAAAACTCTGAGGCTGCCTTTGCTATAGCAAACTCCCTAATTGATCAGGGAATAATTGACGAACAAGGAAATGTTGTTCAAAAGAAAGTTTCGGATAAGAAGCCTGATGATGATAATAAAGGATTTAAATTCCTCGGTGATGAGAGACAGACCAAACAGTTTGGGATTATAGCTAAAGCCTTAGAGACTTTAACCTCTCGGGTGGAGGAACTTGATCAAGGTCAGTCAAATATCTATCGAAGAAATATAAAACGAGATGTCCAGGCTATACATTCAAATCTTGAGGATGAAGATATTTCCAAACTTCTGGCACAGGCTCAGCATGATAAGTCGAAAGGCTTCTGGGATCATGCAAAGATTATGTCTGAAGAAAAAGCGGCTAAGGCTACACAGATGGAAAAAAGATTTGTTAAATCTACTATTCAAACCTTAGTGAAAGCCGGAGTCATAGATAAGAGTAAGATTGATATGGAGAAGCTAGATTCCTTTGATCTTAATGCTCTTAAGGAACAGAGTGATGATGGTGGTGCTCCAGTTTATGAGGGGAAGAAGTTTATGTTTTCCTCTCGTAAAAGAAGGCTTAAAGGTAGAGAGGATTTAGACAAGTTTTCCTCTCCGTCTGGTGTAACTCATGAAATGTTTCAAAAGAAAGGGCTTAGCCCTTAAGGAGAGAAATTGTGGCTTATTCGGGATCAAGTGCTGCCCTGCTGGCAACTTATGATGAAGCACTAAAGAATATGTACCTGCCAGCTATACAAGAGTATCTCAACAATGATACCATCTTGGCTCAGAAGATTGATGTCAATGAGGAAGATGTGAGTGGAAAGATAGCTTACATTGAGAATCATTTTGGTCGATCTACTGGTATTGGTGCCAGGGGAGATGGTGGCCCATTGCCTGAAGCTGATTATCAGAAGTTCAAGAAAAGTGAAGTACCTATGAAGTATAATTATGGTAGAGTTACTTTTACTGGACCTACAATAGCAGCTACTCGAGATTCAAGAGGGGCATATGCTAAAGTTGTTGAGTCCGAGGTCGAAGGAATTGTGAAAGACCTCATGAAGGATATTAACCGTCAACTATGGGGAACTGGTTATGGAATTATTGCCAGAATCGGTGGGCCAAGTATTCCCGCTGCTCCTCCATATACAGTTCAAAAGAGGTACCGTAGTAACGTAGCTGGAGGTGATGGCTTTGGATCTACGTTTGGTTCAAAGTACATTGATGAGTGGGCTACAGTAGATGCAACCTATGGGACTGGTGGTTATTGCTATGTTGGAACTGCCTGGTCAAGTGGTTGTACAGACATTTTGGTTGATGGAGATGCCATGAAGATTCCACTTACTGGAGTCATCACTGAGCACTCTTCAGGTGTCTATGTAACTCTGGGCACAACTCATACAGATCCAGCACCTTCCGGTGGTGAGAATGCAGGGGATTATCTGGCAAGAGTTGCTAATGTGGCTTCAGTGACCTCTGGAGCAGCTGCCGGTGCGGCCAGAAGAGAGATCATGGGGATCAGAGGGATTGTTGATGATCAGAACGTTGATTACGCCTCTCTCTTTGATGGAACTGACAGAGGGTTTAAAGCTGCAGGTGCCCCAGCTGCAGATGCTCTTCAAGGTCTTCCGGTTGGAACTTTTCCTTGGTTTAAAGCTCAAGTCTTAACGGGTAGTGGAGGAAGGTATGCGTCTCAAAGAGCTCTTACTCCTGCCCTTATGCAACAGCTGTTTGATAAGGTTGAGTTGAAAGCCGGTAAGGATTACGGTCCAGATATGATCATAACTACTCATGCCATTCGGAGAGAGTATATTGATTATATGGAAGCAAGGAGACGACTTGTTAACACCATGTCCCTTGATGGTGGCTGGACAGCAATCGACTATAATGGGATTCCTTTTATGGTTGATCCAGATGCTATTGATGGAGAGATCTATTTCCTTACCTTGAAAGATCTCCAGATGTATCGGATGAGTGATTACAGCTGGATGGATAGAGATGGAGCGGTATTGAGTCGAATTTCCGGCTATGATGCCTATGAAGCGGTGCTGTTCCGCTACGCAGAACTGGGAGTCAATAATCGGCAGACTTCCGGTGTCCTCTGTGATTTAACCTATACTGCTGATTAATCAGTAGGGGAGAATGGGGGAGTAAATATAGCCTCCTCCATTTTCCCCACTTCTAAAGGAGATAAGATGAAGGAAGAATCCCCCAAATCCCCCAAATCCCCCGAGCCTAGTTTTTATGAAACTGTCTGTGGAATAGATGTAATCGATCCTATCATGCATTTGGTTCAAGCCGGAACGGTTTATGTAGATCGAAAAACTCAAAAGTTTAAAATGCGTAGGACTTTAAACCTTCGTAATCCTTGGACATTAGCCAAGGTATGCAAGGATCGTAGATGTGGAAAGTGGACAGAGATCTATTTCGAATGCTTTCACATCCTCCCCCCACCTTGTAAACAATGTTGGAAAGTTGTCTTTGCCCCCAGGACTGTAGTCGAGCTCATTGAACTTCAAAAGGTACAAGCTCAGATGGCCCTCCCCTCTAAGTGTGGGCTTGAGAATAGAGATTATACCTCCGGATTAGGAGGTTATCGAGCCTTTTGGTACTGTGATTTCTACGGAGGGTTGGAGAAAGCCAGGAAGCATTATAAGCGAATCAAGGAGACTTTGATTAAGCATTTTTCTGAGGACTATATTTTAAAACGTGAAGAAGAGGGAAGACTTTATCTCAAGAGAGGTTGTACAGAATTTGAAAGAGATTTCGGAAACTCAGATAAGTGGGACTCTATTGACCATTCAGCCAAATTCAACCTCCTTGAAGCTGTGTGGGAGGATTATATTCCTACTCCTCCCTTTTCCCCTATGACCTATACCAACTATAAACGCTGGATTGAACATGCTATAGCCCATGGAGACACCTCAGCCTTAATTTATGTGAAGGGAGATTCTCTTGGAATCTCTACTGTTAAGTATAATGAATCGGAACATAGAGATGAAGATTTTAAACCCAGTATTGTTTCGTTAAACGAAACCATCGAGAAAGGGCAAAGCCTGATGGAGGATAAAGATGCTGTTGACTCCCGAACAAAAAAGAAAGAAAGTTTGCTTGAATCTCTCAATGGCTGATGCTAAGAGAGTAAGAGCTAAAAATTTAAAGGATGATCCCCTGAATAAACAGGTTAAGTTTCTGGCTCCAAATAGGATGGAGTATAAAGAATTTGGAAACCTTAGGCAAGGCTTGATGATTCCTGATAAAGGATTTACTAAACAGTTGAAAGTCCTTGATGAAGAACTTGAAGTAGCTTGGGATTGGGGAAGTGAGAAATGGGAAATATGGAGGTTTCCAAAGAATGGAGATTCTCCTTTTCATATGTTGACTGTTCAGACTAAGGATAGGACATATAGGGAACTCGGAGCTGATATTCTTTTAAGGCTTCAGAAAGGAGATCCAGCCAGATTTTCGAAAGGTGAATTGGTTAGATATTTGGATGAACTGGATAATCAGGAAAGAAGGCGAAGGGCTAAAAATTTTAAAAATAAGCTTAAAGATATAGCTATTGATAATTGGGCTAATATTCATTGTAAGATTATACAAGTACCGGAGAAGATTTCGGTGGGGAGGGTAGTGTCATGCCAGACTTAATCGCAAGAGAACCAGTAGAGGGGTTTAAGTTGACCAAAGAGCAAAAAGCCTTTTATAAAGTCTATCAGCAAATTAATAAAGTGAGTGAGATGATTAACAAAGGATTAAGCTTTCAAACCTCTAAACTTCAGGCCCTGCAAGGGATTGCACAGGATCTTGAAGGGAAGAGGAAAGAGTTACTTTTGAGAGCTCCTGAGCAAAGTACTCTTGATGTTTCAGATGAAGGAATGATTAAATAAAAAGAAAAGGGGGGGTTTGCCCCTTCGAGGAGGTCTATCTTGTGAATGCCTATGAAATGTTAGAACTCTTAAGAGATAATATTGGAGAGAAATTAGAGAAACATTGGTCAGATCGACTTCTTATGCGAAGGTTAAATCAAGAACATATAGAGGTAGGGAGACTGGTGATTGATTCTCCTGGTGATTGGTTGATGAAGAAGTCGGAGTCAATTACTCCATCTTCTTCTCTTATAACCCTTCCTTCTGATTGTTTAAGACCTGCTTATATAGAGGAGGTGGGTTCAGGAAGAGTTATTCCTATTAGAGGGACGATAAGGGAGAGGAGACTGGGAAGGGAATCAGGGATTAGTCTAAGTAGTGGGACTATTGAAGCCTATTTTCTTGGGAAAAGTTTGGAGGTTAATCAGGAAGGCTATGAAACAGCAGTCTATGTTTGGTATCAAGGAAGGATTATTGATCTTCATGCAGGACAATGTGGTAATGGAACAGAAGATTTAGCTGTTGTTTTTCAAGCTGATATGTGGCCGTCAGGTCTTGATGATTATTATAATGGAGTGATGGTTGAGGTAAGGGATAAAACTAATCATACTCTAAACGTAAATCAAGAAATAACAGATTATGATGGAGAGACTTTTACAGCTACGATAGCAGCTTCAGCTATAGATCCTGCACCTAATGATTATTATGGCACAGTTTCTGTTTTGCCTCAAGAACTTCATAACTGGATAGTCTTAAGAGCTACTGTTAGAGCTTTGGTTAAACCGAGTTCAACCTTTGAGAAAGAACTCTTTAGTTTCTATAAGTCAGAATTGAAAACAGCTAAGGACGAAGCAGAAGAATTTTTAGCTACACGACTTTCTGGATCGACATATGTAAGGATAGCGGAGGATTACTAATGACTACAGTTCTCATTCCTGAAAGATTTACTGGAAAGTATGATGGAGTAACTCCACCTACTCTTCTTCCCCCAAGTTGGATAGCAGGTGGAAAGAATATCAGAAAGGTAAGTCAACAAGGAGGTTGGAAAGCAAGGCTTGGTTGTGCTCTTCATAATACCACAGTTTTAGAGTCAGGAGCCTCGATAGATTCTCTTCATTACTACGAAAACCCATTTAACGCAGATGAACATTTTATAGCTCAAGCTAATTCTAAGCTTTTAACTCAGACTGCTCAGAGTAAGCTCCCTCCTGTTGTTGATCCTAATTTTGGAACAAGTTTAGGGGTGAGTGTAGGTACGACTCCTGGATTCTCGGCAACAATAGGGGAATACTTTTTCCATGCTGATGGATCTGGAAGACCTATCGCTTATGGAGGAAGTTCTCCAAGGGTGAGAGGATTTTTCTCTTATGATTCTTCTGAATCTTCTTATAACGATTTTTCAAGATTAGTCACTGATGGAAGATCAGATACTGAAGCTATCATGGTAGGAGCAGCAAGTGACGTAGCTTATGTTATTGTAGAAGAAAGGATAAGCGCTTTAGTCTTTGTCCTTGGAACTACAGTTAATACAACCGCTGAAACACTTACCATTAAGGCTTGGAGATCTGGAGCTTGGACAGCAGTGAGTGGAACAACTGATGGAACTTTGGATGCAGCTACTTCTACCAAGACTATGAATCAAAGTGGTACAATTAGTTGGGCAGCTTCAGCTTTGGATGAAATGAGGGCTTACTATGGAATTGAAGGATATATTTATCAGATAAGCTTCTCAGGAGCTTTGTCTAATTCAGTGGATGTAGTCTCTATTAATGCAACCCAAGCAGCTACTCTCATGACTAATAAGTGGAATGGAGAAATGGACTGGGTTACAGGGGCTCGGTTTTATGATCAAAGTGCTGGAGAATATCAAGAATGTTTAGGTAAGGTTACTAATGAGTCAACCTCTCAGTATATAGATATAAGTTCTGGAACTACGAGTGATTTTCTATATATAAAAACTCCTGAACCTGCAGGGTTATTTGGAATAGCAATAGTTACAGGGTATACTAATACTGATAATGCTCAGATAGATCAAATAGATCATTGGGATGGAGATTCTTGGGAAGCAATAACGACAAACTTAGCTGATACAACTTTGGATACTACTGGAGATTCATCCTTCTCCCAGACCGGAACTCTTTACTATGATGCTTCTGCCTACACCTCTTACAGACGGATGTTTCAAGGAGATCAGTTACCTGGATATTGGTATAGGATTAGTTGGGATGCAACTTTAAGTACTGATGTAAGGATTTATGCTTTACTTTATGGAGCTTTCCCAGAAACCCTTCCCTCTTATGATGGCTGTGTAGAGTTTAAAGGAAGGCTTTTTGTATGGGGAGATCCTGAATTTCCAAATAGGCTTCGTTATTCTGCTCATGATGCTCCTTTTACCTTTTGTGGAGCAGATAGTGGATACACTAAACCGTTTGGACCTAAGGATAAAGTCCTTTGTGCTATAAAATTTTACAATGAGCTGATTATCTTTAAAGAGAAGTCGGTTTGGCTCTTGGAAGGAGATTCTCCTGCTACTTTTGGAGTTTTAAAGATTACTGATAAGGTGGGTTTGGCAAGTCCGAAGTCTGCGGTTGTAGCTGAAGTTGGTTTTCCTGCTATCCATAGAGAAGAACCTATGACAATTGCTATCTGGCAAGATATTGATGGAGTTTATACCTTTGATGGAAGGAAGACTAAGAAGGAATCAAAAGAGATAGATCACTATTTTAATCCTAATTATTCTACCTGTATTGCTGCAGCCTCAATAACAAGTCTTCAAGCTTTTGTAGACAGGACTAACAATGAGTATCATCTGATTATTCCTGATGGAGAATTAGTGTTTAACTATATTACTGCTGAGTGGTATCCCCCTTGGGAGAGGGAAATCAGTCTTAACACAGGAGTAGACTTTAGAGCTAATGATAATAGACATTATGCTTATGGAGGTTCTTCTTCTGGTTGGATTTGTAGACTTGAAACAGATACTACAGATAAGGATACCTCTAATACTGACAAAGCTATTGAACATTCTATTAAGACAAGATCTATAGGATATGAAAAGGTTGAACGTCTTGTTAGATTTGTCTTAAGGCGAATCCTGGCTGAGTTTAAGGTTAAAGAATCCGGAGAGGTTACAGTAACTGTATTCAAGGATAACTCCACAGTAGGAGAAGAATTAATTGTTCCTGAAAAGATGAGTCTCTATGCAGATAATTATAATATTGTAGTTCCTCATCTTGATGCTTCGATTGAGGATTGTAAATGTTTTCAGATTGAATTCAAACTCAATTACCCTGACGAAGAAATAGAATGTTATTCTTTTTACTATGAGATTGCTGGAAGTGGAATTAATGAATAAGGAAGGGAGGGGATTTATCTCCTCAGAGGAGGCTACGCCTCGTGAGTAGAAGACGACCATACTTAGATCTTAAAGCTTCAATCTTAGAGCTGTTTCGTACTACTGCTCGTTGGCTTCATGATACTGTGAAGGTGGAATCGCTCTTTGAAAAGCCATATTTAGACCAAGATTATCGTCAAATGCACTTAAATATGCCTGATCCTGATTGGCCATCAACTCCTGAAGGTGATGGATTCTTTCCTGACGAGTCTGGATTCTGGACATTTAAGTTTGATCCAGGAATCTGTACCTTAGGGGTCTTATCCCTGGGCTGTGGAGAAGATGGATGGTTAGGGGTGAGTATAGGCCTCCTACCCCCTGGTTCTGCTGATAAATCTATAGCTTGGTCAGCTGAATCCTCTGACCCGAATCTGGTAGAGATTATAGGTATTGAGAATGGGATTTCTGGGAAGATTCATCTTAAGGCTTCTGAGGAGGATAGTGGAACTGCAACGATTTGTGTCAGAGGAACTCTTGAAGGGGAAGCTATTAAGGAATTAGTTGTTCCCTTTTCTGGGGGAGGAGTTTTAGATTATCGAGTAGCTGCATCAATCCCTGCCTTCTCCCGAGAGTATTATGATGGTCACCTTTATACTTGTGGGTGTATAGATTTAGAGATTGAGTGCGAGGAATGTGATGATGATACTCAGATAGCCTATGATGATGTATCTTCTCCAGATACTATAAATGCTGGGACCGCGCCAGGATGTACAACCCCAAGTTCTGCAATGGTTTATATTACAGATGGTGCTGATGGAAGTCCTTATACTTGGTCAATAACTGGAACAGGATTTTGGCTTAATTCTGGATGTACAATTACAAGTCTTAAAACAGATTCTTTAAATATTAATGTTTATACTGATGCTGATGCATGTGGTCCAGGAGTAATAACTATAACTGGTTGTAATGGAAGTACAACTACTGGTTATATAAGATGTACAACTGGAGTTTGGAACACAATAGCTACATATGTTGGAATCCCTACAGGGTATAGTGGTAATTGTCTACTTACCTGTTGTGATGGATCAGGATTATTTGGAGGTTTTGGAGCTATGGGTAGTCCAGCATATATTTATCATAACCTTATAGAGAGGATGAAAATGTTTGGTGGTACTTGTGATGTGTATTATGCTGGAAGTGGTGGTTCTTTTTGTGGGTCTTTAACTTCTGTTTCAGCTACCTTTACAAATTCTGGTGATCTTGTTGATTGGAGAGAATTTGTACTTGGTCGTTATGGAGGTTCAGCCAGCTTTGCTTGTAGTGGTAGAACAAATTATTTTCAAGAGTGGAGATGTTCTTAATGAATATAGATAAATTTGAAGAGGATATGCAGGTTTTTACTTTCGGACAACACCAAGATTTCTTAAACTATAATAAAATGCTCAAGAAACAGGGCTATACATTTAATGACGCAGAAAGATATGTTTCCGAAGTAAAAAGAAGGTCTGAAGAGAGGATAAAGATTATTGAATCTTTTTATAAGTCTTGTCCTCTATGTCAAAGTAACATGATTCTTTTACCAGTTAATATTAATAGAGAAACTAAAACTACAGATAATTCAAAGTCAGTTTGGTTTTGTAAAAATAAAGATTGTTTAGAGACTATTTATAATAAAGAAAATATAGATACAATAACAAGGAAGAGAGGCAAAGCCTCAGGGAGGTAAATCATGGCTTATGGAGGAGGAATATTTCTACCATCAGAGACTGCTTACAAGGATCCAAACCGCTTTAAAGATATTCTTCAGGCAGAGGGGAATAAAGAAGCTGCTTACCTTTCCTCGATGGATCAATTTTATGAACAGTTAACTGAGATGAAAAGAGAGTTTGATATAACCTCTGCTCAGAGGGAAAGATTCTTCGAAGAAGACTTGGCCTTTAAAAGAGAGGGAAGAGAATTCGAAGCTGAACAATCAGCTCTTGACCGATCTCTTAGAAGATGGGAAGTAGGAGAAACAACTTCAGCCAGTAGGTTTGCTGCGAGCGAAGCTGCAGGGGCAACAAGATATGTAGCTGATAGGAGATATAATTTAGAAGGTCAGGCTCAAGATGAAACAAGATCTCAGAATCAGTTCTTTAGAGGACTTTATTCTTCAAGGGAAAGACGAACCCAAGAAGCTTTTGATATAGGGAAGAGTAGAATCGGAGGTGGAGGAAGTTCATCGTCTCCTTTCAATGAGAGTTATGCAGGAGATTTCTCAGGAAGTTACTATTCCCCGTTTTCTGGAGAATCAATCTCTGATTTTTTCAATTCATAAGGAGGCTTTGCCTCGAGGAGGTAAACTAAGATGCCAGTACCTGCACTAAGACCACCATCAGGACCTGATCCTGGATTAAGTATGTTAACAGATATATACAATGCTGATATGAAGCGATATGATGCTGACATAAAGCGCTACGATGCTCAAAGGCAAGAGGCTCACAATCGAGCTAAGGCTACCGTCTCTTCCTTAATCTCTTCATATAACTCCGCTAAATCTCAAGCTCTTCAAGAAGATATTATTAACTCTATGAAAACCTATCAGAACTCTCTCCCTGCTGATCTTAAGAAGGCTATCGAGCCCTATATAGCTCACGGACCAACCTCCGAGATGGCCAATAAGCGGAGAGAATTCCTTTCTCAATTCCCTCCTCCTCAGAGACCTACTCTTAATGAAGCTTCGGGTGAGGCGGTAGAAGCTGAGAATAAGGCTATGATGATAAGATATAAGTTTGCTTCTGCTGATCATAATCGTGCTATGCAGATCTTTATGGGAGGAGAAGCTATGGCTCCAGAAAAGCTTAGCTTTATCTATAATCCGGATGGTACTGCTGCTATTCGAAATAAAGATGGAATGATAAATATTCTCTCCCAACAAGATTTAGATCTAAAGACCTTAGAAGAGAAATATAATATCCCTGCTAAGGACATTATCCTTAATGGTGGAGTTATCCCTACAGGTAAAACAGGATTTATGCAAGTAAATGGTAGGAAGATAACCACCGAGGATATCTATAAACCTTTTGCTCCAGAAGATGAGCGTTATGGAAGTCGGATTACTAATGTAGAATCTATGCCTAAATCTCAATGGGATTTTTCTCATCCAGCTAAACTTGTTAATACTATGATGCAGTGGAAGATGGATAAACCTGATGATAAAGCTATAAGGGAACTGAAAGAGCGAGCTTTGAAAAGTTCGACTGAAGCACAAACTGTAGCTGTAGATTTAAAAGCTATGTTTCCTCAGTATTCCTTTAATATTGTAAGAGCTAAAAGACAACCCTGGTGGAGTTATATCCCTTTTCTTTCCGCTGATGATAATGTAGCTCTTATCCCTATTCGTGGAGAGCCTATTGGCTTACCAGATTCTCAGGGCAAAATGATGAAGGTTTGGTATGATGCGGACCTCGACTTGGTCTCTAACAAGTGGGGAATCCCTTTAGGAAATTATCAGGCTGCTTCAGTTAAAATGTTAGCTAAATAGGAGGCTAAGCCTCTAAGGAGATAGACTTATGCCCACAGCTTATGATCCACTGAGTGATGTTGACGAGTATAAAGAATCAGCAAAACCCTCTTTTGATGGAAGCCCTGCTTCTCTCGACCCTCTATTTGATGTTGACTCGATTGATTCGTTAAACGGAACAATGAAGAAAATACCAAGACTAAGAGATGAGGAAAAAATCCTGGCCGAATCTCATCCATACGTCTATGCAGCTGCTCATACCTTAACAGACTTTATCCCTTTTGCCAACTTGGCTGTATGGAAAAGTTCTCAAGATGCCTTTATGCAGTTGGATAAACAAGATCAGATCAACGCCCTTCTCCATGAGGAGCTCTTTGCTGCTTTATGGGTTTGGGCTGGACCAATAACAAAGGATATTAAATATCTCTTTAGAGGCATGGTTAAGAAACCGCTAAAGGCTTTGGGAGGAAAATTAGGGGCTAAGGCAGCTGAAGGAAAGGTTTTGCCTATTGAAGATGCTATTAAAGGAATTGGAAGGATCTTGGGAAAGGAAAGCGGAAAGGTGAAACCTTTTTCCTATACCGAGTATGCTCAAAAACAACTTCGAGGAAAGGGTTTTGGAAAAGATGAAGCAGAGGCTGTGGCTTCGGTCTTAGCAGGGGAAGATGAGGGGAGGTTGATGGATGTAGTTCTTAATAGGAAGTATAAGGGAAAGGATATGACTAAAGCCTTTCAAAAGGGAACTAAGTGGAAATCTGGAAGACTCTATCCTCAACCCTCTCTGAAGAAGGGAGTAAAGGAAGCCTTTGGAGAGGATGTATTGAGGGCAAAATACTATAATAAACAGTTTGAAAGGGTTTTAGCTGAAGATGTTTATAAAGCTAAACCTACAAAGAGAACTACTAAACATATTTTTGATGCTCATGCAAAAAGGCTCTTTGGGGAGAAGGCTCCGACTTCCTTTGGAGATGTAACTCCTCATCAGATGAATAATATCCTTCTTGACATGCTTGAAAATAAAGCAGTTACTTGGCAAATAGCAAGGCCAACACTGATGGCTACGCTGAAACCGGCAAGGATAGTCTTTGGTTATGGGGAAAGATTTCTGGGAACTCTTGATAATATTTACACACCTCTCAAGGGAGCTTTAGGTCGAATGAATAGGAATTACTTTAATCATTCCCTTCTCTTTACTAAGATGCTTGAACAAAGTGGAGCTTTTACTAAAGTTGTAATTAAAGAATCTGGAGAATTTGTAGCTAAAAAAGCTAAGTGGCTTACCACCGAGGTTCAGGATGAAGCCTATCAAATCTTAAGAGCTTTGGATGAATTGACTATAGGAGTGGGAAAGATTGCTGGGAAGGCGGAAAGAGAAGAATTGAAGGCTCAGATGAATAAACTTATTCGAGATGCTTCTCCAAGGAGTAAGATTTTAATAGAGAATTGGAGGGCTTATTCTGATCATCTCTACGGAGAACATATGAAAATGCAGATTCCTCGTATTTTCCGTAAGGGTGGAATGACAGAATTAGGGCAAAATCAGATTGATAACATGATGGCTGGAGCAGAGGGCTTGGAATATGAAATTGACAGATTATTCTCTACAGCGAGCCAGAAGACTCCTGTGGAAAAGATTACAGGGGCGAAAGAAATTCTTAAGAAAGCGAGAGCACGATTGATCTTTGAAGGAGAAACCCACCCCTATTTTAGGGCTGAAGGAAAGGACTTAGAGAAAGTCTTAAAGACTATGAATAAAGGACTCACTTGGGGAGAAACAGGGAGAGGGTTTACGAAATATCTGGAAAACTATGTAGCACGAGTATCTCAACATGAAGATGCTTTATTGATGAGATGGCGAGGAGGAATGTTTAAAGAACAATCAGCCTTCTATACTAAGATTAGAAAGCTTGAAAAGATGAGAGGAGAACCTGTAGACTTTGGAACTATGGTTCAAGCAAGAACAATGGCTCATGCTAAGGAGCATTTCCTCTATGATAAACTTGGAGAGATTGTGGAATATGCTCAAGGGCTGCCACCGGCTTGGATAGAATATGTTGATGCCTATGTAGGGGGGATTCTAAGTATCCCTACAATCTCTGACTATAAACTTGCCCAATTCCTTACTCATACATATGGATATGGAGAGAGAGGAGTGCAGAGGTTAGGAAAGGCTGTTGGGAAAGAATGGGGAGGAGAGGGTTTATGGTCTGAGCAAAGGGTTATCAATCTTTCCTATACTATTAACAATCTTACTTATCTTGGCGGACTGGGCTTTAAACCGTTTTCAGCAGTAAGGAATCTGTTCCAACCCCTTCTAACTGTTCCGGCAGATATGGGAGGATTGAAGGATCTGGGGAAATTAGTAGAGGGCTATCGTTGGGCTTTAAATCCAAAGAATAGAGAGTATATCCGTTCTATCGGGGCCATTGCTGAATATGCTCCAGAGATTCATCTTCGACCCTCAATCTTAAAGCAGGGGAAAAGGTTTCTTGGAAAGGAATTACCAACAATAGAAACTCTACGAGACACTGGTATGTGGATGTTTAAAGGGGCGGATAGATTTAATAGGTATACTACTGGAGGAGCAGCAACTATTAAGTGGGAGCGTCTGGTTAAGAAGTTTGGCAATCCGGAGACCAAGGGTTCTGTTAGCTTTTTCTCTAAGAAGATGGGACTCTCTAAACGCCACCCTTGGAAACACGCTGAGATAGAAGATCTCCTTCATAGGGGAAAGTTTGCAGAGGCTAAGGCTACCTATGTCTCTGATGTGATAGCAGATACACAGTATCTCTATGGAGCTGCAGAGGCTCCTGTGGCCTTAAGAAAGTATGGAGCAATCGGTCGAACTGGATTTGTCTTTCAATCCTGGTGGATGAATTACGGAAGCCTGATTGAAAAGTGGTTAATGACAGGAGCTGCAGGGGCTAAAGCAGAAAGAGCCCTTACTGCTTTTACCTCTCAAGCTATGGCTTACCATATGATGAGGCCTATTTGGGGACAGTCTACAGCAAGAAGATCTGTAGCCCTTGGACCTTTTCCCTCAGCTTTTAATGAGTTTATCCTTCCCCCTTCCTGGTCCCCGATTTATCATATGGCAGCAGCAGTGAAGAATATTGATCAGCCAGAGGTTTCTTCGAGACATGCTAAAGCAGTTTTAGACTCTGCAATGATCCTTATTCCAGGAGGGCTTCAAATAAAATCCTTCTATAGAGGATATAAGGAAGATGAATGGGAAGGATTTAGCAAAGCCATTTTAAGAATACGAACAGAATAAATAGAAAGTAAGAGTGATAATTTTAAACTTAAACCTGACGTTTCTCCTTTAAAAATCCTTTGAATTGAAGAACTACTCGCCCGTTTTTCTTTACAGCAATCACTTTGTACTTACAACCATAAAAATTTATAGGCATACCTTTCTTCATCATCATCCTTTGGGGTGTATTCCTGGGTTGAGAATTTCCTTTCTTCTCTCCTATAATATCCTCAGCAATTTCATCAAAGTCTTTACTTGGTTCTAAATCATCCATAAGCTTTATCTCCTCTTCCCTATCCATTTAACAAAGGTTGTTCCTGTCTTATCACAATGTTCAACAGAGACCATTTTCATAGTTTCAAGGTTTTCAATAATCTCTAAGATAGTTTTCTTGGTTGCATCTCGATAGTTAAGCTTTAACAGTTTCCCTGCTGTGATCGTTCCATAAGTACGACAAGCTTTAATCACTTTATCCATTACCAAAGCCAGAGGAGATTTCCCATGACCTGAAAAAGCAGCCGAAGCGGTTTCATAGATATTCTTAATTAAGACTAAAGCTCTTTCCATATCTTGAGCTTCAATAATTAAGTCATCTTTTCTGGCTACATGGAGACACATAGCGGTTTTTATAGCTTGTACATGAACACGAGAGAAATTATTATAGAGTCTTGTATCTCCTATCTGTTCTGCCCAAGGACGAATTTTATAATACCACTTATCATAGACCTCCATAGCATCCTTATTAACTTTAAATTCTCCAGTAATATGGGAAATAATTTCAAGATCTTTTTTAAGCTTATTGTAGATCTTTAGATCTGGAATTGGTGGCCAAGGGACCTCCTTATAAACATCTTCAGCTGCAACGAGGATGAATCGAGAGGTAAATCCTCCACCAACAGATCCTTCTGGAAGGTTATTGGCTATCCAGTCTGGGGTTGTAGCGAAGAGACAGGAAATGCAAAGATTTCGGAGAAAATCCTCTCCCTTTCCAGAAGTCCCATAGTCCCACTTCTCATGGGAGTCATAGAGATCAGTGAGGGCTTCGATCATTCCTTTAGGGTCTACGGCCAGAAAGGAGGAGAGTTCTTTAGAAGGGAGGGCAAGCGGAGCTTGTCCCCTCTTAAACCCATCATAATAGAAATGTTCGGTTTCGGAAAGGGAGGCTAACCGTTTAGTCAGATGGCGTTTCGTAGGGGAGTCAATTCCTACTGGAATCTGTATATCCTCAAGAATCCGTTTGGCGAAGCCAACTGGTGCTCCCTTTCTTGACCAACCTGGAGGAGCAATAAACATACAGAATAGATTTGGAAAGATAGTGTCAAGGCCGAAAGGAACCCAAACTCTTCTTTGAAGGGCAGAACCGATAACAAACAGCCCTGACCAAAGCCAAAACTTTCGAGGTGATTCCGTATCCTCTATATACTCTCGAAGGGTTTGCAACCAGTCTTTACATTGCCGACTCAAAAGGGAATCTCATTATCTTGGTTGTCTCCTAATAACGGATAGGTTTTCATTTTTATTCCCCCTTTCCCCAAAAGGATGTAGAGGTGTTAGGATTTCCAATATTAATATTAATAAAAGTAAAAGTAGAATGTGTCGACTCTTTCTTTAATTCATTCTTAAAGTCATAATCATCTAAGAGTTTTATCGCTTTGAATGCTATCTTCATCTGTCTTCTTAAAAGATTTTTCGATTTTCTTAAAGCATCAATTTCTTTATTTAAAGCATAGATTAAAAAGTTTTCTTCTTCTTCCTTTCCCTTATAGGTAAAGCGATCAATAAGATCTTCCCAAATAATTATATCCTTTTTAAGAGTTTTAAACTCTTTTTTAAATTCTTTTATATCAATACGAAAAGATTTTTTAGCTCGATAAATTAAAGGAATAAATTTCAACTCTTTAGGAGTCTTACTCTCTCTTATACTTTGGATTAACTTCACACATATAACCTCCATAGCATTAAGCTTGAGAGATTTTTTCCTTTTTCCTCCATCCTTTTTAAATCTTTCCCTTCTCTCCTGGGTTCGGATTAAAGCAAAGGCACGGGAAATCTTAGCAAAGATAGAAGAATCTCCTCCTTTATCAGGATGGTTTGCCTTGGCTAAATTCCGAAAAGCCTTTTTAATCTCTTCATCTGAAACCCCTTCTTCAAGCCCTAAAATCTTGTAAGGATTATTCACTTAAAGCCCTTCCTTTCTTCATCTTTTTACCTCCTCTGCATCTGCCCAATTATCTCCCACTTTAAAATCTACAGGAATATCTAAAACTCTTCCATGAATCTCTACTGGATAAGAGGAAAGTTCTTCTATTCTTCCCATACATTCTTCTATATCCTTTTCTCTACACTGTCCAATAACTTCATCATGGACATTCATCAAGATCTCATACTTATCCCCCAGTTTCTCCCAAATCTTTTGAATAGTAATTTCCGTAAGTTCTCCTACAAAGTTTTGGGGACGAAAGGCATAAGCGGCATTGTAAAGATTAACATTCATCCTTCCCATAAACTCCCTTTTCCTCCCTATAGGACTTATGAGTGTCCGTGTAGCTCTTACCTCTTCTCTTATATCTCTTTGCCACTGGACTAAGAAAGGATTTCTTGCTTTATGAGTTTCTAGAAAGGCCTTACACTCCCTAAACTCAAGAATAAAACCTTGGAGGGCCAGAATCTCTTGAAGCTTATAAGGCCCCATACCATAGTTACCTGCATGAACAATCGTCTTCCCTATAAATCTATAGACCTCAAGGGTATATTCCTCGTTGGTAATTGAATTTCTAAATTTGGCTTTAGGTATATATTTAATTCCGTCTGGAATTCCAAAGATTAACCGAGCATTATACCAGTGAACATCCCAACCATCTAAATACATCCTAATCCTGGTCATATCCCTTGCATCCCAAGCAACAAACATAGCCTCGGCCTGTCTTCTATCCGAGCAGAGTAGAACCTTTCCCTCATCAGGAATAAAGAGTCGTCTGACCATCTTCCCTTCTTTAGTCCTTACAGGAATATTTTGTACATTTCCACCTTCTCTATCCTCCTTCTTAAACCCGCCGTATGGAGAAGAACTCGAACTCATCCTCCAAGTTGAGACCACCGAATAACTCGTCCTTAGCCTTCCATCTACATCCAACTTCATATCGGTATAGGTATTGGCTAACTTGTTAAACTTAGAATAATCCATCATAGCCTGAATAATCTTTCCCTCTTCTTTTTTATTATAAAGTCTTCTTAGCTTATTGAGGGCATTCTTATCTGCGGTTGCTTTACCAGTTTTCTTACTCGTCTGTAGCTTTAAACCTAAATACCCATAGAGCAACCTGTTCTTTTGATTATTTGAATTAAGATTAATCTCATAACCAATCTTTTCTTCTACAAAGGTTTGAGCCTTATAGGCTTCCTTTTTAAAATCCTTCCCCAGTCTTTCCTTTCCCTCAAGATCTATTTTTATCCCTCGGATAGTCATTCCTAAGTGGGACGGAAGAATTGACATAGTTCTTCTATATCCGTCATACGTGGCAAGTTCTCTTGCATTCTCGACCGTAACAGGATATATTTCTCTGGTAACGGCACAATCTTTACAGTTATATCTGGCCTCAGCTTCATCGGTACGACTACCAAAGGATACCCTACCCTCGTCTTTATAATAAGGTTCCCATGTATAGATGGAAGCGAGTACTTCGAGACTTTTCCAAAGATAAGGATAGGATGCGTGATGACAATACATTGTGTCTGCATAGGTTCCCTTTGCACACCGCAAACCATAGTATCTTCCGAGTATAGCAAGATCATAGAGTCCTCCCTGAAAGATTTTAAGTTTTTTCCTGTGAAGAAAGACCTTTGAGATAAGCTTTAAAAGTTCTGCTTCTTCATCCAATGACCAAGCAAAAGCTTTTCCCCTAACCTTAATTAGTGGAACTGTAAAGGCATAACTAGGTTCTGTTGAAAATCCTATATACCAGACCAGTGGTCCTTCATGACCTTGCAAGGTCTCTATGTCTACACTGATCATCCTCTCCGAATCATCTTCAAGAATCTCTTCAAATTTACTCTTTAATTCCCAGAAGGATAAAGAAATATCATACTTCCTCTTTGGATACCTTATCTCTGGAAATTCCATCTGTATCTGCACCCTATCTATATCAACCTCAAATAAGGGTAAGGCGTTCTGGGCTCTCTCCTTCTTCATCCCGGTTAGTTTTACCCTTTCCTCTTGCATAGTCCTCATCACATGACTTGGATGAAGCATAGGATAAACCTTCAGCCCTGGAACTAAGGTACAGGGGAGAACACTCCCTCGCCATTTATAGATTCGCTTCTTCCCACAGAGGTGAAACATAGCCTGTCTCCCTAAGGCTACAATAAGATTAGGTCCAATTCCAGTCTTTTTCTTCCTTTCATAAATCTTTTCTAACCAAACTCTAAACCTTTCTATATGTTCCCTGCCCTCCCAAGTAGGCTTAGTCCTTTGATTTGCCTTCTTATCCTCATAGAAATAGCTTAGCTGATTCTTTGGAGGCCTCTGGTTAAAGATGTTATGAAAAAGATAATCAGACCTAACCACCCTTTTCTTAGCCAGAACTCTATTCATAAATTGTCCGGCTTTTCCTACAAAGGGACGGACTAAGGCATTTTCATTCTTTCCAGGAGCTTCTCCTATAAAGAACGCTTTTGAATTAATTGGTCCATCTGGAGGAACTATATTAGTAGTTAATCGTTTCATCTATTCCCTCTACTCTCTCTTTATCAAGTTTAATCATAATCTTTTACCCTTTCCCTTCTTGATCGTTTCGTTTAACGGAATCATCGAGATTAGGGTTTATCTCAAATCTGAAAACACGAAGAGTAGGGAGAAAAGAAGATTCAAGAATTTCTAAGGTGAGACTATGTCTCTGAGCTATTACCTTTGCTTCTTCCTCAGTTATACCATCAGGATTCCAATCAGAAATTTCAGACATGAAGGTAACTTTACTCTTTTTAAGTATATGAAGTATATTCTCTTCGTATGGGATCATGAGGTTTTACCTCCTTTCCTCTTTTTAATAAACTATAGCATCAAAAATTATTGGAATTAGCCTTTTCATCTCCTGATGAAGTGGACGCATAACCTCATTCATCTGTGGATGAGAAGCCTTGTTACAGCGGAGAGTAAAGATATGTCTCCATTCTCGAATATTGGCTGTAATTACTATTTCTGTCTTTGTGGAGTTAGGCAAAACTGAACGAGCTTGTTGAGGAGACCAGCCGCAATTCAATAAATATATATATTTTTCCTCTGCGTCCATACAAGCACACCACCAGAGCCACTGTGCTTCAGACATAGCATCTGGTTTCACTGTCCAGTAATTTTCAGATTCCGAAGAATACTCACCTTCGTTAAAATCAGTCCAAGGAGGAATAACAAACGTAACTCCACCTTTATAATTGCAGTAGCGAGTACTTTCTTGGGAATAGCTGGCAAGACGATGGCGAACAATTTCATGAGACACACCACGATCACAGATAATCTTCACTGTTACAACGGCATGTTCAATTACAGAATGGTGGCCCTTTCCTGTTATCATCTTCACGAATTTTTCTGCAGAATCTTCTGTGATCTTATCTTCTGATTTATAACAAGTCCTCCCAGCAAATTCTATTGTCTGTAATGCCAGTGGTGTATAGGTTAAAATCTTATGACTTGGTTTTACTAAGATCATTTTCTTTTCCCCCTTTTCTTATTTCTTCAGTTCCATCCGCCAAGCAAGCATAGCATCTTGTTCTTCGGGATTATTTTTAAAGTATTCTCCCCATTCAGGTGTTCCTGGAGTCAAACCCTTAAAACTTGTAGGAGGTTTATATTTATCCCTTCCTTCCTTCCCTTTTATCTCTATTTCTACCCTTTCCTTTTCTCCAATAATTTCATCATAACCCTTGTTTAGGTTTAGGAGTTGGAGGTTTCGGTAATCTGAATCCTTCTCTATCATATACCAATTGAGGGCATGGGTCTTTTCTAAGGACTCTGCTGCTACTCCGAACATACCAGAACCAGCCATAGGGTCGAGGATAACCTCTCCAGGAGAGGCGGAGCGAGAGATCAGCTCTCTATAGATTTGAGGATGTTTAGCCGAGGGATGAATATCTTTGATAGACGGGGTAGGTTGAGGGGTTGAGATTACATCTGGTGCTCCCATCTTAACGAGGGGTTTCTTCCCCTTTCTGGCATAAGCTATAGGTTCGTAAGACCTTCCTGGCCATATGGTAGGATTTCTGGTTACGTGAGCTCCCATCTTGTGCCAGATTAAAGGCATACGATTAGTAGAGAAACCTACAGCTTCGAGAGTGTCATAGACAAAACCATGAGCAACTATTCCAAAAAACATGTAAAGATGAGAATCTTCTTTCATCTTAGAATAGATGAAGGTAAGCCAGTTTTTAAGACCAGCCCAAAACCTTTCCCATGAGTCCTCATATTCCTTAGTTCCTGGAGAAGGTTTTCGGACAGAATCAAACTCAACTCCCCAAGGAGGATCGAAACAGATAAGATCAAAGTGGTTGTCTGGGAAGGAAGCAAGCTTTTCTTCCATTGAACCCAGAATTGCTCGCTTGGAGAAGTAAACAAGTCTTTGTTCAGTGGGAGAGATTTCTTTTTCCTTCTTAAGATTTGCTTTCTCTTTCTCCATTACTTCTCTGGCTTCTATTTTCGCTTCGGCTACTCCCATACCCTTAGCGACTAATTCATTTTGCTTTTCGAGGGCTTTAAGCTTTAACTCCGATCTCTCTTGTTCGGAGAGGGTTACTTCTTTTTCCTTGATTGATCCTAAAGCTTCTTGAAGAGATTCTTCTCGTTTGACCTGTTGGATTAGTCTTTTGGCTACCTTTTTAGCTGTAGTCTTATTTAAACAAGCCATTACTTCGGGGACTTGGAGGAAAGAGGCTAAGGTTACATCTTCATGAAGAGAGGTGAGTTTAGATCCAAGATATTCAGCTGTATCTTTTAATCCATGTCCTCCCTTAACTCCAGGCTTTGTTGCTCCGTATCTCTCGGTTAGGATGGTGTGAAGTCTGGCCTTTGCCAGGACCTCCTCCTGCCAGGCTAAGTCTTCACGAACAAGGTTCTCATCAAGTTGCATCTGTTCAAGGATTAATGGATCTTTAATATTTTCCTTAAGGAGGAATTGAAACTCTAAGCCTAAGAATGTACAACAGCGAAGTCTTCTCTCTCCAATTATTAGTTCAATCTCTTCAGCCCCATTCTTATGACAGATACCCGGTTGTAGTTGTCCAACCTCTCTCATAGAGTCAATTAAAGCATCAAGGGGTTTACGGTTAAACTTTTGTCTATGCCTATCTTCTCTAACCACAATGTCTGCAGGGAGAAGGGCATAAACTGTTTCCTTAGTCTCTAAGTACGTTCCTACTTCTTTAAGTTCCGCCATTTATTCCTCTTCTTTTTGGGGGAGTTGTGGGTTTTGGTGAAGACATATCCATATCTTGAATATTTTTCTTCATATAGTATAGAAGCTAATAATGATGCTTCTCTTAGTTCGGAAGGAGTATAGTTATATTTTATAATCTCATTTATTAATACATCAACTAACAGTCTATAACTTGGATCATGAAGATACTTTTCTCTTGGTTTTTTCACTTCTCTTTTTCCCCCTTCATCTTTCTGAGCATCTCTATCCCTTTGACCATTTCGGAAGGGGATAGTCCAGCCTCGGCCAGTATGGCAGAGAGCTTAGTCCCTGGAGAGGCCTTCTTTCCCCCTTTTTTCCTTCTTATATTGTCCTTCCAGAAGGTCAGCCCTCGCCGAACTCGTTCTCGTTCGATAGAGAGCTTAGCCTTAAATTCTCCAAGAGACATCTCCGATGGGGCCTTTCCGATCACTGAAGGTAGATTATCCATTTCTATCCTCCTTATTCTCACAGGTAAAAAATCCTTTCTCTCCGAAAGAAGGTGGAACAAAGTGAGGACCTGGTTTACCACAATTGATACACTTTCTTGGTTTATGAGGATCAAAATTCCTTCTTTTCTTCTTTTTCTTAGCTCGTCGAGCCATAATCCTCCCCTCCTTCTCCTAAATCCTCAACCACTTGTTCAGCCACAACTTGATCAAAGGCTTTATAATCAGCCTTTAAGCTTATTATATTCCTGATTATTTTTCGGAGGAGGATTGACCTTTCTCCATGTCCTGGAAAAGCACGATAGAATCTCTCCCAAAGATTATCATCCATCTGAAATTTAAATTCTTTCATCCCCTTCCTCTTTTGTTTGGTTGTTAAAAGCATCTAAATAGTCTTGTGCGAGGTTTATTGCTGCCTGATAATTTCCGTTAATTATATATTCTAAGACTTGTTCTGCTGTTAGTTGTATTTTAACCATCTTTTCCCTCCTCCTTGTCAAAGAGGGGCTAAGGACTATGGTGTTGTACTTAAAGGGGGTTTATCTTCACCCGATCCAGTTCTCTCTGTTCATAGTCCTTAACCCCAATAACTTCATCTCTTCTAAGTCTTAGAGCAACCCAGCGCTTGGATCAAAGGAATCATCTCCTTCAAGCCCAGATTCTCCAGCTGTAAGACTTCTTGGATTAACATTCATAGAGATAGCATTAATATCTGTCTCTTCATCTCTATCCTTCTCAACGATGACATAGATCAAGGCCTTTTGACCTTCTGCAAAAGAGGCATCTGCTCCTTCAGATCCTCCTCCAAAGGCTTCTGCCCATTTATGAATAATATCAGCTTTCCAATCTGCTCTTGGCTGTCCATTATTCATGTAGAGCCCTTCATCAAACTTGTTGGGTAGAGAAAGCCATTTAGTGAAAGTTCTTCCATGCGCTTCGGGAATTTCAGAATTAATCTTTAGATTAACCACGATGTTCTTCCCTACTTTTTCATTAACCCTGTGAGCATCATCAAGGGAAAGATTTTCTCCTACCCCTTTCCAATGAGAATTCTTATCTTCATAGGGCTCCCGAGTTATTTCTGCTTCATACCAATCCTCAACCAAAAGGATGGGTTCCTGAATATCATCTTTACCTATTCCCACATTAAAAGTTGCCATAGTTCTATTTCTCCTTTTGAGGCTTAGCCTCAGTTTGAGGACTTAGTCCTCGGTTAGGGTAATCCTTATTTCTGCCGGAACTTCTCGGTCCTTTTCAACATAGATTGAGATAGAAATCCCATCTTCTTCGCCATTATAACGCCTTTTCTTGGGGGTTAGTTTGAAAAACCGAGCAACCATCTCAACAATTTCTCCCATTCTTAATCACCTCCTTCCTTTCTTTCCAAATCTTCTTTCAAATAAGTCTTTAAACCCGATAGCTTTGCTGTCAAAGTTAATTCCTATTGGATCTTCCCAAAATTTTCCAAGTTGATTAACCGAACTCTTAAAGAATTCATTCTTTCCACTTCCCATAGTCTGCCAGTAATACCTCAAAACTCCTTCTGAATCTGGAGTCCTAAAACAGAAATAGGTTTCACTAAACCAGTTAGCCACCTCCGTCCTCAGCTTCCCTGTAATCTTTGGGAGGTTCCTATGTCTTCCCGTATCTTTTTCTTCAATCAGCTCTATATGTCCTGTCCAAAGAATATTAAGGGGTAAGGCTAAAGTCGAGAGGACATATTTCGAGAGATTATCCATCTGAGGTCCATAGTGTTGTTGAGCTGGTGCTCCTCCAAGACCTCGTTTAGGATCAAGGGTAAGTGCCCAGTTTAGTGCCATTCTTCCCAGCATAGTCAACCCATCAAAGATAATCGAGTCATAGGGAAAGATTCCTTGTCTTACCTCGCTCACTATAACCTTTCTTAACCGTTCGGCTTTTTGCCAGGCCTTGGGAGATTTCGGTTCCGGTTCATGGCAAGGATAAACGTCTACCCTTTCTATTCCTATAACCGTATCTGCTCGATTATCAAAGTCAACCAAGAGCTTTCTCCCTGGAAGTGTTGTAGCACTCATAGTCTTCCCAGCTCCCGAGCTCCCTGCTAAAAAGACTTTCCAGAGAAAGGTTTCAGGATCAAGGAACATGTTCGAAGCCTTCATAATCACCCCTTCTTTAAAGGCAGAAATCTTTATAGGTTCATCTTCCTCTTCCCTTTTCTCTTTCCCTCTCCCTCTCCCTCCCCCTCCCTCTCCCTCTTTATCTTCCATTTCTTGTTCCAAGTCCTTCCTTTTCTCCATCATTTCTCATCTCCTCTCTTAAGAATTCCCTAATCGTACAACTCCCTATTTCCAAGGGGATAGTAGGCTTAACCCGAGAAGTTGATAGTGTAGTTTCTAACCAATCAACTTCTCCTTCATAGATTAAAATCCTTATAACTTTTTTTCTTTCCACAGTCTCTCTCCTTTCCTTTCTCGATCGTTTCGTTTAACGTAATGATGTAGATTTGGGATTTATCTCTTCCCCTTTGAAGATGACCTTATTTCGCCAGGTAAGTCTTTTTAATAGATCTTTATTAATCCCTTGAGATTTATCCACCCCCATTTCTCCGCTTGTTGGAAAGGCGGTGAGGACTCCTCTTTTCCTCTCTCCTCTACTCCTCTCCCAAGGTTTCCATTCATGAGACCTGTAGGTCAGATTTGGAAAAGCCATAGGATCGACAAGACCTTTTCGAATTCCACTTAGGCAGAGACCTGAGTAGGGACACCTACTCTTTCCTACTCCACCGGTACAGTTGACAGTGTCAACCGTCTTGGGAAAGTGCCATTTATCATAGGATTTTTCGATTAGCTCTATATCTCCTCTCCAATCATTTTCGAATTCTTTTAGTTGGTCTTCAGATCTGGTCTGCATTGGACGGGCAAATTGAGGAGTAGTTGAGGCTTTAGCCCTGTGAGTATTTTGCTTGGTGGTGATGTCTAAATAGGCCCCGTAGGTCTTTTCTGTTCCGAGGAGTTGAGTTACGTACCAGATATATTGAGTAATCTGGGAACTAAAACTCCATTGGAGAAGATACCAATCTGATAACCACATTCCTGTAGTCTTTATTTCAAGGGGGAGATAACCGAACTCTTCCCAGTAGATTATTGCATCCATAGAACCACCAAGGTAATAAGAGGAAGTCTGTCCACCCTTTTGGGGCAGGGGCCATAACCAGCCAACTTCCGCCCCTCCTTTAATAACCTCGTAGGGTTCGGAGGGGTAAGATTTTAAAGTAGTCTTCCATAGTCGGGAAAGATTCTCTCTTGTGTCGAGGTTATTATCCACTCCTCCAGAATTATCCCAGCTATTTAGCCCTACCATTAAAGCCATAGTAGCATCTTCTTTCCATTGAGGAGAATAGATTTCGGCCTTGATTCCTTTCGAGGTGAGCCAATAACCTTTGATCTCATGCCAAGCTGTTCCCCAAGAGAAATAGGAAGGCTTGACTAAATAATCTACTTTTCTAATCTTCCACCAATAGAATTTTCTTGCACACTGTTTATATGTTGTTCGAAGAGTATTATCCCATTTCTTGGGAGGGCCTTCGGCCCGAAGTTCCCGTTCGGAGATTTGTCCATAGGATTTAGGTAAGTCAATAGGTTTAAGTTTCACGAGATTTCTTCTCCAAATCTTTTAAGGTTCTTAGTAAGACCTTGATTGTTTTTTCTTCGAGTTTTTTCTTGGGGGGTAGTTTAGTTTTAGGTAAATCCTTAATAATCCTTTTTCGAAGTTTTTTTATCATCTTTGTTTTCCGCTTCTCTTCCCTCCAATTTGTCTCCTTAAAGCGGTGGGGATTGTGCTTGCACCAGTTACAAGACCAGCCTTTCCAGTGTAATCCTGCTGCATAGTTCATACAGTTTTTATAGAATGAACAGAAAACATGTCTATGTCTATTGAAGACCTCTTTAGACCAGGCCAGTCTGGGCCTTTCCCATTCAATAGGGGAAGAATCCGGAGCTAACTGATCCTTTAGGTCCTGATAAGATTTATCTGAAAAGTTTCCCATAAAATTTAATCAGGTTTTCTCTCTTCCTTCTTCATCAAAACAATTCCCCTGAGAATCTCTTCCCTACTTAGCCCTGTTTGTTTTTCGAGTTCGGTTGTATTTATGGAGGAAAACTGATCTTTCATAATACGCTTTCTCTGCTTTTGAAGTAATAGGGTTTGATAGGAAGTGATTCTTTCCCTTAGTTTATAAATTTGTTGGGTCATTGAGTTGTGGAGATTCTTTAATTCTATAAGGATCTCCTTGACCTCTTTCTCGGATAGAGCTTCTCCTTTCTCTATTTCCATCCTTCCTCCTTTCTTATCTATCTTCCAGGGCATCTCTTCGATATTCAGCTTGAGATATGAGGAATTCCTCCTTATCCTCTCTTGCTCTATCCCAGATTAATTCTTCTATTTCATCTTTAAATTTATCGAGGATTTTATCCTGTAAGGCCCAGCCTACCTCTTCTCCTTCGATGAGGATTAATAGATCCTCTATTGATGCTGGATCACCTGGATAGTCCCAAGATTGTGGAACTGCTGGTGATAGATCTGCCTTGAGGGTTAGGGTTAATTCGAAGTCTCCTTCTTCTTCAATATCGTATGCCTTTTCTTCCCTGGTCATTTTCTTTTCATCTCCTTTTTTGGAGGTATAATTACCTTCCCCAATTCCTTTAGGCCTGGTTCCCACTCAAAGGGAGGTTCCACCTTTGCATCCTTTTCTTCCAACCCCTTATCCTTTATTAACCATTTAGGAAGCCAAACCTCCCCGTCCTCTAAGTCTACTTGTCCTTTGGGAACCCAAGATTTTCCAAAGGAAAAGGCCAAAAGATATGCTTTTGCTGTAGTCTTTATAAGTCGGACTTTAAAAATTCTCCCTTCTTGATATGTCCAGGGTTTCCTTTTCCACTTTTGGGTAGGGTCGAATTTTCTTTCCTTTTCTTCTTTCTTTAGTCTTTCCGCTTTTTCTCCTACGAGATGAATGAGAAAATCATCTCTATCATAAGGCATAGCATAGAGGAGATCTTTGGAGTTTGCCCATCTGACAGGAAAGTTTTTAAATTCCTTTTTTAAGGTTTTAAAGAAGATTGAATCAGGATCAATCTCTCCAACTTTATTAAAGTCTATTTCCTTTTCCATTCACTAAGTCTTTCCATTCCAGTTTGGTGTCTTGGATAAGTTCGTTTAGGGTTTTCGAAGCCTCCCTTTGCTTTTTTCCGGTGGTAGAAACACAGTTTTCCTCTGTGGGTAGGCTTTGTTGTAGTTACTCTACTCCCTCCCTCGAAGCGAATAATTTTCCCAGCCGCTTCCCTCTCCACTATTATCTCAGTTTCTCCATTACACTTTCTACAGGTTAATCCGAGTCTTTCGAGGATGTCTCGTTTTCGATATTTTTTATTTTCCCTCTCCTCTTCCCTGTTCATAAATCCTCCTTTATCTTTTAAATAATCATACCATATTAGGTCAATAAATGCAACATTTGCAGTCAATTATTTTCCAAAAGGTGAAAATAATTTCCCCTCCCTAAAGAATAAAATTTCCCTCTTCATCTATTTCCAACTTCTCCCCTAATGGAACTAAGATAATTACTTGAGGGTATGGGTGGTAAACCTGTATCTTAAACTCTAATTGTTTCCTTTCCGTCTCCTCTATAAAGGTTTTAAGTTGCCAAGAGGGCATGATTACCTTCTCACCCTTACCAATTCTGATTATAATTTCTTCTGCTGTCCCATGATTTCCAATCTGTCCCATTTTGTCTTTCCTTTCTTATCCGATCTCGTTCCATCTGTCTAATTATTCGATAATTCCAAGTTGGGACAGGTTTTGAGGTATATCCTCTGGGAACTGGATCTCTAAACCCTCTCCAATAGCCTCGATGTCTATACATCTCGGCTCTATATTGCTGATAGAAAGGATATGCAGGGATATAGCCATAAGAACTTCCATACCCATTTTCTGAAGCCCAATCTCCTCCGTAGGCCAGCTTAGCACTTAAAATTCCGAGGAATAGTAATACCCCTATTCCTGATATAATAACTAATCTTCTCATTTTCCCTCCCCTTCTTCCTTTCGAGGGGTTAAAAAGATCTCATAAACCCCTGCTCCGAGATACTTTGCTTTAAGTTGTCTTATAATTCCATTAATTATAGGTTTATCTCTACTCTTCATAAGGATTTGATGCCACTCTTCCCTATTTACTCGTTGTGTATGATCCTTAAACTTCCAAAAGGCTAAATCAAGCTCGACCATTTATTATTCCTCCCCTCTTTATTATTCCTCCCCTCTTTTCCAGTTTTCCATTCCTAATCACCCTGGCAACCTCATCCATTCTGAAGGTTTTACCTGAGTTTTCTCTTAGGGTTTTCTGAAGGGCTGCTATATGAAGAGTCTGATCATTACGGATTTTCTTTAGATTTTTAATCCTTTGGAGAGACTCCCTTCCACCTTTTCGGAGTTTTTCAATCTCTTCAAATTGTTTATAAATCTGTTTTTTGAGGGTCTCTATATAAACCCATAGAGCCTCTCCGGTTTTGGCCATAGATAAATGGGAGGGTTTTTCTTCAGGAGTCTTTTCTTCAGGAATCTTTTCTTCAAGATCCCTTCCCTTCCTAACCTTTTCGTAGACCGTTCCTTTTCTTCCCTTTTTTCCTAATCGGATAATCTCTCCCTTCCGTACTTTTATACTCATTTGAGTTTGAACATAGTGTTTATTAATCCCTGCTTCTGGATCGAGTCTCCCCATAATATCATTAATAGTAAATTGATTCCTGTGTTGTTTTCTGATCGCTTGGCTTATCATTTCTGTTTTAGCCAGTTTTTCCATTTTATCCTCCTTCCTCTCCTTTAATATCTGTGAATAAATCTGTTTTCCTCTCCTTTCCCTTTTCCTCCTCTACCCCCATGACCCTACAGAATTCAGTTAGGATAGGAGAATAATCCTCTTCCTCCAGGATTCCTTTTTTAATAGCCTTATGGATGAAGGCTATCCCTTCATCCACTCTTAACTCGAGCATATTATTCCGGACGAAGTCTTCGACTGGAGTGTAAGGCCTTTCTTGTACAATTTTAAATGAGGAAATAGTTTCCACTCGAAGTACTCGGAGATGTAAAGGTCCTTCTCGGTAAGTCTTTAAATGTTTCTTTAATCCTTGGCGGGTTCTCCAGTTATAGAAATGATTCCTGGCCGAGACAAGGTTCTTTTCATTTTTAGCCTTGATTAAGATGGATTGACCAGGAGATAGGTTTAGGATTTCCTTGATGATAGGTCTTAGATAGTGTTTTGCTTCATAACTCATTCCTTCTAATGGATCATCTGTCTGATCAAAATCTTTCATACTTTCTCCTTTCTCCTTTCTTATTCTTTTACCCTCTCCAGGGTTGAATATCCAGTATCTTTTCTAAGGTCTTAGATTCATAGAGTTGTCCTTTACCAAGGCCAAGGCCTACTCCACTAATAGTATGGCAAAGATTGCACATTAAAGCCCAAGGGCCAAGTTTAGTCCTTCCATCTATAAAAAAGGCTCCCTCTTTTAAGGCTTTTCCACAAAGATCACAGTTAGCTGGCCATGTTCCTGACCATTTTAAGACTTTATTCATAATCCCTCCTTCCCTTCTGGATGGTTTCGTTAAACGAAACGATACTGGTTTGATTAATCTTTATTCCTTTCCTGTTTTCTCATCCAATAAAGAGCATTGGCATAACCTTTTTTGTTATTAGCAAATGTTCTTATTGAGGCTAAATCTTTTTCTTTGGAGACATGAAATCTGTTGTCGTCTGGATTATATGATATTTCCAGACTGTTGATAATGTGTTGGTTGACAGATATTTTCCCATTAGGATGCCTTTGAATTGGATACTGGTTTCTGATCATCTTTTCTCTCACCCCCTTTCTCATCCATTTTCAATCTTTCATACCAATATCATAACACAAATCTCATTAAATGTCAAGGGTTGGAGTGAAAAAAGATGAGGTAGGTGAAAATAAATAAATTGATGGATAAATGGGCAAATAACCTTATCTTATCATATTGGGTGAGGGTGGATGGGTGGATTTTAAATGGGGAGAGGGAAACCTTCTCGGGAGGGTCTTATGTAG